GCCGTCTGGTTGCAGCCCCGGCCGCAGTACAGGCGGGGCGCGAGGGCGCTCTGGCCCGTCGCCGTGACGGTCGTCCCGCAGACGACGCAGTCGAACGTCACGGCGGCGTCCCACCGGGTGGGGGGGCGACGGAGCGGGGCGGGGCGCTCCGTCGCCGGAGGGGGCATCGGCCCGGCTGGCGCCGGCGAGGGGGCGTGGCGGGTCGCCCCGCGCAGGACGAGGCGGTCGATTCCGTTCGGGCCGGGGACGCGCTCGAAGTAGACGGAGGCGGTCATCGCTCCGCCCCCATTGCGCTGACGAGCTCGGTAATGAGGTCGCTGGCCTGCTTGCGGGTGAACTGCGCCAGTCCCTCCGGGTTCGTGCGCCCGGTCGCGCGGAGCATGCGGGCGATGGTCTGGAGCTGCTTGGGCGTGGCGCCCGACGCGCCGAGGTAGGCGGGCGCTGGTTCGTCCGGCCGGCGGGGCAACGAGGGTCCGTCCGCGTCGGCGGGATGGGGTGCGTCGTCCTGGGGCCACGGCTCGTGGACGACGGGAGCCGGACGGGGGCGGAGATCGGCGTTCACTCGGGCGGCGCCGTTGGTGGCGACGCCGGGAGCGCGGGCCGGGGCAGGCGCCTCGGTGTGGTCTTCGGTGGGGTCATCGGCCAGCAGTTCGCCGATGTTGAGGGCGTCTTTCAAAGCGCGAGCTTTGGCTCTTGTTTCCGCGAGACGGATGGTGGCATTGACCATCATCCGGTTGACGTTCTCTGGCGAGGCATCCCCGTAGCCGGTAAAGAAGCCCCGCTCGGTCTCCACTTCGGCGTAGCAGATGGCCACATGGCCGTTCTCCGGGCCAGGGATTTGCACCAGTTTGGTGGTGATCCGCTTCAGCCCGGCTTGATGTGCAGCGTTGAGGACGCCCGCGTACAGAATGAACTTCTTGCCGTCCCGCTCGATGATGTGCTCCGGTGAGATAGGCATTACAGAACCTCTTTCCAGCACGCGCCGCTGCGAATGAGACTGATCAGTGCGGGGGACACGCCGTAGAACTTCGCCGCGGCCCTCCCGGTCAAGGCGAGGTTGCTCCGAATAGCGTCCACCTGTGCCTGGTTCAACTTGGCGCTTCGTCCGCGCCGCACGTTGATCGCCCGCGGGACCGGCTCGAGGTGATCTGGGTTGACACAGAGCGTTACGCGGCAGAGGTGGTCGAGTTCTTTGCCTGCCGGCACTGGGCCATAGCGGGCCTCGTAGTAGAGGAGGTAGGCGTTCTTGTTGGTCTTCAGCGCCGGTACGTAGTGGGAGCCATAGCCCTTGGATCTGGCTCGCTGCCAGATCCAGCAGGGCGTGGCGTACCCGCGGTCTTCTTCTCGGTACTCGACCGGGGAGCGGCGTCCGGCATGACCGGGAACGAAGCGGATGGGGGCACCTTTGACCAAGCCCCATCGTTTGTCGGTACTCCTAGCTAGCGGTGTCGGCTCGCCACACCCGCACTCGCACAACCTCGCGTCCATTACTGCCCCCATTCGTCGAGTTGCCGCCGCGTCTCCTGGGGCGTCTGCACCCAGGCGCCGGGGTCGTCCTCGGTGGGCGACCAGTCGGCCCCCGGCGCGGCGGGGCCGTACTCCCGGAGGAACAGCCGCCACACCTGGCGGGCGAGGGCCACCTCCATCCACGGCCGCGGCGCGGGGTGGTCGGCCAGGGTCTCGGCCACGCGCATGGCCAGGACGTGGGGCAGGGGGCACCCGGTGGAGAGGGCGGGGGCGGTCGGGTCGACGGTCTGCTCGCCGATCCGCACCACGACGCCGGCGGGGATGGCGCAGAAGGGGCAGCCCCGCTTCCCGCCGCGGAAGGTGCCGGCGGCCCAGATGGTGTGGGCCTCGAAGTACAGCGAGCGGGCGCGTTCGGCGTAGGGGCTGGTTGCGTTCTGGTCTATACTGGTCATGTCAGTCTCGCTCTCTCTGAGCCGCGTGATGTTTGCCCATCACGCGGCTTCGCTTTTGGTGGCGCGCTCGGCGACGGCGAACAGCAGCGCGCACGCGCTCATCAGCAACGCCACCTGCTCCTCGGCGCTACGAAGTCGCGCCGCCGCCGGCAAGCCCGGCTCCTCCCGGAGCCGCTTCTCTAAGGACTGCCGCTCGCACAGCGCGTAATCCCGCGCTTGCGCGGCGCGTCCTCGTCGGCTATTCATGTCATTCCCCTCCCCCCTCGCCCGGATTGGCCGCGCTCCCGGCGGCGCGGGCGGTCGTCGGTGCGGGAAGCAGTCCCAGGTCGTCCGCCACGTAGGTGGCGAACTCCGGCCACTGGGCGATGACGGACTGCGCGAACTCCAGGGAGTACTGGCGCCGCTCTCCCAGCACGAGAGAGACGAGCGACCGACTCACGCCCAGCCGCGCCGCCAGTTCGGCCTGCGATAGCCCCAGCCGGTGCTGCTTGGCGCGTAATCGTTCCGCGAAGGTTCCGGTGCTTGCCCGCATGGGAGACAGTGTAACCGTCAAGTTACAAATTGTCAACGCGTCGGAACATATTCGGGACACGGGGCGCATGTTACACCACGCCCGCGGCGGCCGAATTACACTGTGTAAACAGATGCGATTCGATGCTGTGCTCGCAGGAAAGCGGCTCCGGGCCCTCCGAGAGGCGGGCGGCTGGTCGACCCGCGACTTGGAACGACGCGCCGCGGCGGCCGGCCGGGAACTCTCCCACACCACCGTGTCCCAGGTGGAGCTGGGCCGCCGGAAGCGTCGGAGTATCGACGTCTTGGAGACGCTGGCGCTCGTGTTGGGCTGGCCGGACTACGAGGCCATGCTGGAGAGCGAAGCCCTCGAGCCGCCGCGTCCGCCCAACGGTGTGACGTATTCGCCTGACAAACCGGCCACCGTGGTATCTACTGAGGGGGAAGCAGCGTTACCCCCGGTGGGGGACTTCGACGGGCGAGTGACGGACACGCCACCGCGGTGGTATCCCGGCTATGTATTGTGGCGCGATGAAGACCCGCGAGACGCGACGACGGCAGCGAACGCCCGGCGCCCGGGGCGTCGCGTTTCGCGGCAAGACGACGAATTATTCGCCATGGGGGACGTGGTGATCGCGGTTCGTGTCGAGGACGTCGGCCCGCTGGTGATGCAGACCTCCTTCGGGCAGGTGGGCCCGAAGTGGACCTTCTTCGTCGACCAGGCGAAGGCGGCGACCGTCGCGCCGGGCAAGATGGTGGCGGCCATGAGCGAGGGGCAGTTGGTCGCCGGCCAGCTCCGGCAGACGCCGGAGGGGGCGTGGGTCGTCCGCGTCTCCCCGACCAGCCAGCGGCCCATCCGGCGCGAGGATATCGTGGGCGAGGTCGTCCGATACCAGATGCCCACTCCGATCACGGCGTGGATTCCCGACGACCATGAGCCGCCGCCGGGTGGCAGCGAGCCGGCCGGGCCGCACTACGTCAACGGCCCGGCCCGCTAGCCCACAACCCGCCTTCCGGTGGGCCGTTCCGAGAGCGTGACTAACCAGAACGGCCCCCCACCGGAGCCACCGGACGACGCCTCCGGACCCACCGGAGGGGGGCGGTGGCTCCCCATCGGCGAGGCCGCCCGCCTCCTGGCCCTGAGCCCCGACGCCGTCCGCAAGCGGATCGGGACGGGGTCGCTGCGGGGCCGGCGCCAGAAGGGCGAGCGGTTCTGGTGGGTGTGGCTCCCGGCCGACCTCAGTCCGTCGGCGCCACCGGACGGCCCACCGGAAACGGTGCAGACCCCACCGGAACCACCGGAACCACCGGAAGCAGCGACCGGAGCGACGCCGGTGGCCGTGGCGGCGCTGGCGCAGGGCCTCGAGCGGGCGATGACGCTGGTCGAGAAGCTCCAGGAGGAGAACCGGAACCTGGCGGGGCAGTTAGGGTTTCGGGAGGCGCAGCTGCAGACGGCGAACGACACGATCCGGCGGCTGCAGGCGCCGCCACCGGAACCGGTACAGCGCCCACCGGTGGCGCCACCGGAACCACCGGAACGGCCTCGGCGCTGGTGGGACTGGTGGCTGGGGCGGTAGCGATCGGCCGGGCGTGCCCGTTAGCCACCGCCCACGCCCGGAACGTCTCGTAAGAGGTGATAGACGGTCTCTCTACGTCTTTAGGAGTCCCGACACGGGCGTCACCGTCGCCAGGTTGGGCGACCCCGCACGCGGCGGGACGATCCGCGCTGTACGAGTCACCTGGCGCCCCGTGGGGCACGTTCGTCGTCGCCCCCGGACGCGGGTAGCGGAAGACGTACTCCGACGCCAGCGCCCGGCCGGTTCGGTCGGCCCGGGCGAACACCTCGAGGAGTCCGGCGGACACCAGCAGGGCCAGCCACCGCTGCACCGAGCGGACGGAGCAGCGGAGGGAGAGGGCCAGTTCGGGGACGGCGACGACGCAGCCCTGGCCGTGGGCGAGGCTGGAGCGGGACTGCCGCGCGGCGTGGAGGCCGAGGCGCTGGTAGAGGGCGGCGCAGTCCCGGGCGACGGCGCGCGGCACGGCGGCGTAGATGCGGTCGACGGACGCCTCCGAGGCCATGCCGAACAGGCCGAGGCGGTTGGGGGAGCGGAGGGTAGTGCGGTCTAACATGGTCCCAAACTCCTTGCACAGCAGGGCTTGGGGGCTGTAGACTCGGCACCAGTCACGAGTGCGGTCGTCTGCCCCTAGACCTCAAGAAGCTCCCCGGTTGGCGCCGGGGGGCTTCTGTCTTTCTGTGAAGCGTCAGGGTAGCAGAGAAGGGCGCGGCGGGGGCGCCGCGTTCTAGGCCCGAGTACCGTCGTAGTCGGTACTCGGATCAGCGGCCCTCGACGGCCGACTCGACGAACACCACGGCGACGAAGACGAGGAGTGTGGCGAGTGCCCACAGGAAGGACCGCGTCCAGGTGCGCCCGAACTGGAAGCGGAACATCCCGACGATTACGATCAGCAGCGCCCCCGATCCCACGAGCAGGAAGACGCCGTCGTTGCCGAGGCGGTACGCCAGGATGACCGCATTGATGACGACGGCGACGATCAGCAGTGGCACGAAGGAGAGGAGGATGCGCCGGGGATGGCCGACGAGGGCGCGACTCGTGCGGGCGATGACCGCGAGCGCGACGAGGCACCCGATGCACGCGGTGCTGTTCAGCCAAGCGAGCCAGTCCATCGTGTCGCTCCTCCTCCGAGTCGGGTGGTACACTGAGCGTGGACGCGGGGTGACAACCGTTCCGTCGTGCCCTGAGCGCCGGCCTTCACGAGGGCCGGCGCTCGTTCGTTTCTCCCGTGTCCGGCGGCGGCACGTGCTCCACGAGGTCGACGGTCTCGTCCGGCAGCAACGCCTCGACGGCCCGGAGTGCCCGTTTGAGGTGCCGCGCCATCGCCTCGTGCTCCCACTGCATGAGCGGGGGCCGCTCCGAGAAATCCATCGCTCGGCGGTACAACTCCAGCACCACCGCTCGCAGGGTCGCGTTCTCTTCCATCACCCGGCCGAGCGCCTGCCGGCGCAGTTCAGAGAGTTCGCCTGTCGCTTCATCCATCGTCGTTCTCCTGTCTACTCTGCTCAATACTTCCGACATTCCAGCGGGCGGCGGGGAGGCTCCAGATAGGGACGCTTATGATTATTCTCATAATCGTCACCGCTGTGCTCCAGCACAAGGGCGGGACCGGCGCCGACCCGATCGGCGCAGGGGGTCAGGGGGCTAGGGCTTGGCCAGCGCGCCGCCGATGATGCGCTCGCACTCGGCCGTCCACGGCTCGCCCGACCGGATGACTGAGGCGGCGAAGGAGAGGGCGGCGCGGAGGGCGGCGTTCTCGGCTTCCAGCCGCGCCTTCGCGGCCACCAGGTCACGGACGGTCTGTAGTTTCGCTTCCCACTCGGCGTCGGTCATCATCGGCAGTGCTCCTGTCGGCGGGCGCGGCGGGCCAGGAACGCCGCGGCGGCGAGGGCATCCGCCTCGACGCCGAGCGCCGTCGCGAGGCGGCGCGCGCGCGCGTCGAGCGGGATGTAGCGGCCCCGCTCGATCCAATGCAGGTACGCGCTGCTGATGCCGGCGTCCTGGGCCACCGCCGTGAGGGTCCGCCCCGCGGCGTGGCGCGCCCCGCTGACGATCAGCGCGAAGGGGGACGCGGCGGCGTCCGGATCGGTCCGTCCTCCCTTGGGCATCGGGTCGTTCCTCGTTCTCGCTAGCGAAAGTATCCGACCACGGTGCCGATCGGCCGCCGGACGCCGACGACGGCGCCGTGCTCGGTGCAGCGGTCGTGGGGTGTCTGGCCCTCGCGGGGGCCGTAGCGCGACGTGGGGAGGCCGCAGACGGGGCAGCGGGTGCGGGCGGTGGTGAGGGTCGGTACGATAGTCATGGTCGGTCTCTTCTCCAGAGGGATCGATCGGGCGCCGGCCGGTGCTTGAACACCGGCCGGCGCTGTTTACGCGGTGCGGGCGGGCTGCAGCGTGGCCCGACGGACAGCCTGTGCGATCGTCCGCCCCATCGGCAGCGGGACGCCGGCAGCGATGACTTGCAGCTTCCCTTGTGCCGTGAAGGGCGCGTCCGCCAGGAAGTCTTCCGGGAGCCCCTGCAGCCGGCACGCCTCGGCCGTCGTGTAGCGGGCCACCTTGTGGCGCGTATGCCCTTCCCGGTAGCCCTTGGCACCGCGCTCCCCGGCGTGGGCAGCCGTGACGGCGGCACTCCACACCGGGTGCTCTAAGGCGGCCAACTCCACTGAGAGGCGGCGCCCGTCGCGGGAGCCGAAACTGAAGCGCCGCTCACGGTTCTGCTCCTGGCCGAGCCAGCGGTTGTTGAGCAGGAGGTCGTGGACGAGGTAACCGGCGACGACGGGGAGCGGGGCGTTTCGGACGTTCTCCATCAGGAACCAGACGGGCTGGGCCTCGTCCACGACCCGCTCGTACTCCGGGATGAGGTCGACGAACTCGACGCCCCTGGCCCGGCAGAGGTTGGCCAACCCGCCGAATTTCTGGCAGGGCGGCCCGCCGATGACCCCGGCGAAGATATCCGCCGGTGGCGAGAACCGACGCACGTCGCCGCCCCAGAGCCGATCGGGGCCGCGCACCACGACGAACCCCTCGTCCTCGAAGGCCCGATCGAGCAGACCGATGCCGGGGAACAGGCTCAAGACGAGGGGCGCTGTGGTCACTTGCCCAGCGCCTCGGCCGTCTGCTCGGCCGACCAGCCGTAGTACTTGGCCATGATCTCGGCCGTCGTCTGCTGCCGGGTGGCCCCCGCGGCCCGCTTGCGCATCACGCCCAACACGAACCGGGCGTCGGCGCTGGTCGGGGCGTGGCGCTCGAGGAGCGGGAGGAGGGCGGTGCGCTTCGGTGTGGTGGCTTTCATGGGTGGGCCTTTCTGACGGCGACCCGGTCGAACGCTTCAGCGCACTCCCGGCAGAGGGTGACCGGCCCCCACAGGAGTCGGCGGGTGGTGGTCGCGTGGGCGGGGCACCAGTCGCAGCGGGTCACTCGTCTGTCCTCTCGGCGGGCCGCGTCCGGTGAGTGGGTGAGTACCGGCTCCTTGCCCTCCCGCCTGGCCTTCGTCCGCCACCCTTCTGAGGGGCTCTGCGGTGCCGTTCCAGCGGTTTCGTTCAGCGCTTGCGTCACTCGAAAGTGTCCGGGCTACTGGTTCGGGGGGAGCCGGTGCGGGTGGTTCTTTCGTTCCCTCCCGCATTCATAAGATAACATACTTGTACGCACTTGTAAATACCCTGGAGGCACCAATCTGCAAACTCGTAGAAACTCATACGCACTTGTGGTAACATGTACGCATGGGAGCGAGCGAGCGGATGTTGACCGTAAAACAGGTAGCGGAAGAGCTGCAGGTGAAGCCCATTACCGTGCAGCGCTGGCTACAGCAGGGAAAGCTACGAGGGTTCAAGCCAGGGGGCACCCGCATGGGGTGGCGGGTGCCGGAAAGCGAAGTACAGCGGGTGCTTCGAGGGGAGGGGTAGATGGCCGAACCTATCACCGTCACGCTGCCGCTCTGGGGGTGGCTCGCGCTCGCGCTCGGGTGGTTCGTGGGCGGAGTCGCCGGGAACATCACCGGCGACTGGCTGACCGGAAAGTGGAAGTCGAAGGAAGGGGGAGCCGATGCCTGAACCGCCGCCCACCCGGTCGGCCTACGTGGGGCGCGAGGGGGAGCGCATCGCGGCGCTAGAGAAGGCGCTGCGGGCGCTGGTGGCGGTGGAGCCGGTGTCCTTCGAGCAGGGTGACTCCGGCGGGACGTGCGTCTACTGTGAGCAGTACCGGGAACGCTTGGGCGAGCCGTTCCCGCACACGGGTGGGTGTCCCTGGGTCCGGGCGCGGGCGCTGCTCAGCGACGGAAGTGGTCACGCCCCCACGGACCAGGGAACGGCGCCGCCGTCGGGGGGCGGGTGAACGGGCCGCGGGTCACCGTCACGCGGGGCACCCCGGCCCGGCGGTAGCCCCCACCGGACCCGCGCCAGAAGACGAGGACGGCCAGGACGCGGAGGGCCAGCCAGAACGGGAACCAAGCCGCTTTGAGGGCGAAGCGGAAGAGGGTCACGGGGGCGGCTCCGCGTCGGTGTCCCACAACCGGGTCGTGAAGGCGAACGGCTCGACGGGGCCCTTCCGATCGGCGGGCTCGGTGTCGAAGCGCCACATAAAGGCCGCCGCCTCAAAGGGGAGCCGGTATTCGACCCAGTGGTTCGGACCCTGCTTGAGCACCAGTTCGTCGCAGACGGTCACGCCCCGATAGCCGAGACGCCGCACCGCGCGCGCGATGGGGCACCGGCGCCCGTTCAGGCGCCGCCCCCTGGCGATGTCGTCGTCGGTGACCTCGACGTGCAGGACGTCGGGCAACGTGGGAATGGTCACGCCGTCATCTCCTTCCCGGCTTCCTTGAGCGCCAACCTACCACCGTCCTCCGTCGACTCGAGCCAACCGTCGTCGACGAGGTGCCGGATGTGGGCGTAGGCTGCCGTCCGCGCCACCACCCGTTCCGCGATGAGCCTATCGCGCAGCGCCGGCCTCAGCCACGGGCCGTCTCCCGCGGCCGCCAGGAACGCCAGGATCTTCTGGCAGTTCTCGTCCCGGCCGGGCGGCGTCCGCACCACCCGGAGGCGCGCGGGGCCCGCCGGAGCGGGCACGGACGACGGCGTGAGCACGGGAAGAGGCAAGGGCGTGAGGCTCGGAGCGTCCGTCCGCCGAACCGTCTCCGGCGCGGACGGCACCACGGACGACGCCCCGACCGGCGCGAAGGACACCGTCAGCGGCCCCTCGCCCGGCCCGCCGCCCACGAACGCCACCCCGACCTGGAAGGACTCCGCCCGCCGGCCGAAATTCGTCTTGCTGTGCGTGAACGACACCAGCCCGCGACTCACCGCCCGCAGGGTCACCTCGCTGCGGATCTTGGCGTACTTCATGAAGGAGCCGACCGCTCCCTTCGCCGGGTCTTTGCCCAGGTGGTCGATGGCGAACACCGGCACCCCCCAGAACTCGAAGGAGCCGAACAACCGGTTCATCGCACCGGCGTCGTTCGTCGTCACCGTGAAGGCGCCGATGGTGATGCTGTCCAACCCGATCGCCTCCACCCGGTGCCGCCGCACCGCGTCGCGCACCGCCGCCCACCCCTCCGGCGACGCCAGCGACACGCCGCTCAGGTTCAGGTAGTGCAAGCCCCTCGGCGGCCGCTTCAGCCCCATCCCCCGCGCCACCGCGTAGGCCCGGCCCCAGAACGTCTCGCTGTCCAGCTCGCAGTCCACGTAGAGGAAGCTCCGCAGCCGCCGCGGCGTCAGGCCGCACCACGGCGCTCCCGTCAGGCACGCCACGCCGAACGCCTCGAGCAGGTAGCTCTTGGCCGTCCCCGCCGTCCCCACCAGCGCCGTCACGTAGCCCCGTTCCTCCCGCCACACGAACGGCCAGCGCCAGCCGAACCGCCACCGGGGGCGCGGCCCGTAGGGCACCAGATCGTCCAGCAGCCACCGCCGCGGGGCCGGCTCCTTCCCGCCCGGCCCCTCCACCGCGATGGCCCCCTTCCTGCGTCCGCCGCCCGAGACGTCCGCCTCCGCTTGGCCCGCTCCCTTACGGGGCTGCTGGCCCGCGGACGGACGGACGGACGGGGCTCCGGGACGCATCCGCTCTTGCAGGACGCCTAACCCCGTGGCCACCGCGACCCCGAGCAGACCCAGGGCGACGGCCGGCCGGAGCAGTTCGCCGCTGCCGAGGTACGAGTCCAGCCCGCGCACGGCGTCCAGGAGGTTGGCCGCCTGGTCGGGGCCGAAGCCCCCGGGCGGGACGGTCATCCCAGGATGTCCGCCGGGGCGTGCAGCACTTGGGTCGGGACGCCGAGGGCCACGGCCAGTTTGTGGACGGTCTTGAGCTTGGCGCTGTACCCCGCCTCGATGGCCCCGATGGCGCGCTCGGAGACGCCCGACCGGTCGGAGAGCTCCCACTGCGTCCACCCCTTGTCGAGCCGGAGGGGCCGCAGCCAGTGGAGGTAGCGGTGGCCGGAGGCGGCTACTCCGACGCGGCGGGCTGGAGTTCCTGCGGATCGACGTTCAGGGCGGCGGCGAGTTTGCCGACCGTCGTCGCCTCGGCGTGGGTCTGCTCCCGCTCGAGCCGGTTGATGGTCGCCGCGGACACCCCGGACGTCTCTGCCAACCGCGCCTGCGTCATCGCCCGTCGCAACCGCCACATCCGGAGTCGGGGCAACGGAGTCCCTCTCGGCATCAGGCTCAGGATAGCAGGAATGTCCCATCTTCCCATCTCCTTCACGTCTCCTGGGCAAGAAACACGCATTTACACATCAGGAGTGTAGCAGGATATGCTAATGTGAAAGCGTGACACGACGGACGGCGGCGTATCCGGGGCAACCGGTCGACCTCTTCCACGCGGCCACGGAGCGGGCGCAGGGACAGAAGGTCGAGGAACTCCGGCGGGCGTTGGCGGCCTTCCGGCGGAAGCTACACCAGGCGCAGTTGGAGCGGAGGAGGAACAGACATGGGTCTGCGTGAGTGGCGGATACGGAACGCGCCGATGCTGACGACGCTGGCGCAATCGGTCGCGTACGGACTGTTGGCCTACGGGCTGTGCGTCATCTTCGCCGTGGCCTTGGCGACGGCGCTCCCCATCGTCGGCGGGCGGGTCGCGCCCGCCTTCATCTGGCAGGGGGTCTTCGCGTGGGCGGCGGCCGGCGCCCTGCGGGCGGTGGCGCGGCTGGACGCCCAGGGCGGGGGCGCCTGATGCTCCCGCAGTTGGGCGCCGCCGCGATCACCGTCCCGCCCCAGGTCATCAGCGTCGTCAGTCTCATCGTCGGGGCGTTCGCCGCGTGGTCGGGCGTCAACGGCGTCATCCACATCGCCAAGGGGGCCAGCATGTTCTCCGGCGCCAAGGGCCGCCCGCAGAAGCGGGAGGAAGCGGTGGAGACGTGCATGGACGGCGCCTGGGGGCTGGCGATCGGGGCCGGTCTCATCGGCATCATCGCGGTCGTCCGGTCGGCTGCCGGGGTCTAGGCTAGGCCGCCCGGTGGTGCTCCAACCAGCCCGGCCGCGGTCCGGTGTCCCGGCAGTCCCCGCGGCGGCGGTGTTCGCGGAAGGCGGCGAATACCTTGAACCGGACGAAGCAGTCCTGACAGGTGTACACCGCCATCAGTTCCCCGGGCAGGGCGTTGCGGAAGATCCCCGTCTCGAAGTAATCGGTCGGCAGGAGCTTGCCGTCCCGGATCACGCCGCGTCCGGGGTTGGGCTGTCCGCAAACTCCGCTTCGACCTCTTCCAGCGTCGGCCAGTGGTCGGTCCCGTTGGCCGCGGCGTCCTCTTCGGCGTCGAGCGCCATCTCCACCAACGCCCGCGAGATGGTGAGACCCTGCGCCGCTGCGCTGGCGACGGCGCCGGTGATGATGGCCTCCCGTTGTTCGGGTGTGGAGGTCGTCATGACCTGCTCCTATCCCACCAGGCTCGTCTTCCACCCGCCCTCGGTCTCTCGGGCGAAGATGGTTCCCCGTTGGAACACCTGCATCTTTCCGCCGCTCCGCAAGTCCTCTTCTGGCCCCAACGGGGAACCCAGGTCTCTGCCCGACCGGAGTTCGGCTTTCCACCGTTTCGGGATCGCGAAGTCTGACGTGCCCTCGGCGTAGAACTCGCGCCACACCTGCGCGCGGGCCTCGTGTTCCAACTCGGCGTCGTTGAGTACGGGTTCTTCCATCTCGGGGGTGTCCTCTCCGGTCTCCGCTGCGCCGGGCCACGTCGCGGCCAGGTAGGCGAAGGGGTCCATGTAGACGTCGAGTACGCGGTCTTTGCTCCACCCGGTGGGCCACTGCGTCCAGCTCGCCGGTTTGGCGTAGGTCACCTCCCAATGGGTGTGCGCCCACTGCCAGTTGCCGGTCTTGCCGCAGGTGCCGAGCAGCGCCCGGCGGGGCAGACGCTCCCCTTCGCGGCAGGCGATGGCGTGGAGGTGGGCCAGGTGCAGCCAGTGGCCGTCCGTCGCCTCGAGCCAGACGTGGTTGCCGAATCCGGTGGTGAGCCGGTCCCACGGCAGCACCCGGCGCACGACGCAGTCGGTCGGCGCGCGCACCGGCTTGCCCAGGTCGGCGTCGCCGCCGGCGCCAGCGTTCAGGTCGACGCCCGGATGCCAGACGCCGTCGCCTTGCTTCTCAGCAAACCCGTACCCGCCGAGCAGGGGGTTGGCCCGGCTCGCCCCCTCGAGGGGCATGACGGCGTCCGTCTCGGGCAGCACCGGCAGGACGGTGGCCCAGTCGAACCACACCGGGTCCGAGCGGTCCGACTGGACGTGCCCGTGGCCGAAGACCGGCAGCGGCCCGTACCTGGCTCTGAGGTCGAGCAGGAGGGCCTGCAGCGCCCGATACTGCGCCTGGGTGTAGGGGCGCCCCTGTTGGCGCCACTTCTGGCTGCTGACGAGCTCGATCGACACACACCAGCAGTTCGCCGCGCTCGCTTCCCACGGCCGGCTATGAGGGAGCCACGCCGGGTGCCAACGGTCGGTCGCCCGCACCCCCCACGCCACGTCGCCCTCAGCAACATGGGCCTCGACGGTGCCGTCGCGTAGCACTTGATAGTGCCAAGAACCACCGGCGTGACAGCGGGCCGGATCGTCGGTCTCGGTCGAGTGAAGTGCTATTCCCGCCAGCGGGCGCGACGCTTGGAACGTCGGCGTGAAGAACGGCGTCGGGACGGCGACGGCATCCACGTCAAGGCGCTCCCGGCGGCTGCTGCATGGGCGTCTGCCCCGGCCCCTTGGCCCCGATTCCCTTAAGCTGGTTGGCTAGCAGGGTCAAGGGGACTTGGAGGATGACCAGCCACCGCACCAGCGTGGTGCTCAGGCCCAGGTCGGCCGGGTCGGTGAGGACGACGGCGGCGATGAGCGACTGCAGGCAGAGGATGCCGATCAGCAGGAGGTCACTCTGACGTGGTGAGATGGTCGTGCTCCTTTCCCGACTACTGGCGGGCGACGGCGTAGATGGCCATGCCGATCCCGAACAAGGTGCCGAGGGCGGCGAGGGCGGCGAACGCGAAGCGGGTGGACGTGTCCTGCTGGGTGGTCGTCCCGACCTGGCGCGACTGCATGGCCGTGACCTGGGTCGCCAGGAGGGCGAGGGTGTCTTTCAGGTCGTTGATCTTGCCGTCCGTGTTCGTGGCGTTGGTGCGGAGCTGTCCGGCCAGACTCTCGGCGGTGGTGTTCTGGAGGATGCGCAACTGCTCGAGTAAGTCGCGGGTCTGCTTGTCGCTCTTCTCGGCGGCGACGGCATTGGCAGTGTTCTGGGACGCGACCAATTCTTTCTGCGCCGACAGGGCGACCGAGGTGGCCTCCTTGCTGGCCGTGAACGCCGTCGCGACGGCCTCCTTGGCCTCTCGGGAGGTCTGTTCTTGCCGCTTGTCCTGCTGCTCGAACTGGCGCAAGATGGCGTCGAACTGCCGTTGGATGCCGTCCAGTTGGAGTTGGACGCCGTTGAACTTCTCGCCGAACTCCTTCTCGTGCAACTCCTTGAGGGAGCCGACCCGCTTATCGACGTCGGTGGGAACAGAGGTGATCGACTCCTGGAAGACCCGGAGGGCGTTCTCGATGGCGACGATGCGGACGCCGAACGTCTCTTTGACGGCCTCGCGGGCGTCGTGGGCGTTCTCGAAACGGATGTTCAGCAGCGTCATCAGGTCGTGGATGCGCTGCTCGATCACTTCCAAAGTGCGCGAGGTCGGATCAGGGTTGGGGACGATCTCCGGCTGCGGCGCCGGCGTGAGGGCGTTGTTGGCGGTCATCTCGACCGCCCCCTCCCCGCGCTGCCCGGCGCCACATCATCACCCACGTCTGCGCCTACGCCGGTCCCGGCGCCCCGGCCAGCTCGTTGAACGCGGTCGCGGCGCTGGTCAGCAGCTGCGCGTCCGTGGGCGTGGCCGACAGCCCGGTTTCGGCCGCGATGGCTCGAGCGAAGCGCAACTCCCACACCTCCGGCTCGGTCAGCACGGCCAGGGCCAGGTCGGCCCGCAGCTCGTGGTGGTCGACCGACGACGCCTCCTTGGCCGCCACGCGGGCGGCGGTGATGCCCGCCTGCCCCGCCCGGCGCCTATTCGTCGCGTCGATCACCCACGTCACTTGCTCGGTGAGGGTCATTTGGGTCGCGCCTCCAGCACGGTCAGCACGGCGTCTCGTAGTTGGGCCAGGGTGGTCGCCGCCCCGGCCTGCGTCTTCGCCCGCTCGTAGTCTCCCCGCACCCGCTCGCGGTGGCGGAGGGCCCGCACCCGAGCCAGGCGGGTGGCCGGTTCGTAGCGCGTCTGAGGTATGTGGGCGGCCACCACGGCGGCCACGGCGGCCTCCGAGGTGCCGTCGGGGAACGACAGCGTGATGGTGGCGCCGTCGCTCTGCACCAGGTCCGGCACCAGGCCGGCCGTGACGAGGGCGTCGTGGAGCTGATTGGCGTCCTTGCCGGCGGCCGGGTAGTCCAGCACGATGGACATCGCTAGCACTTCACCGCACAGAAGTTGGGGCTATAGGCCGAGGAGGCGGCGACGTTGAGGGCGCCCCCGCTGGTCTGGTTGGCCAACACCTCGATGTAATCGTTGGCGGCGAAGAGGAAGGCCGGGGCCGTGCAGGGGACGACGCTCTCTGCCCCCGCGGGCGCCGCCGGGATGTTGGCCATGCCGATGACGGTCGCGCCGTTCAGGCGGATCTTGACGATCCGGGTGCCGGCGCTGTTGCTGTCGAAGGCGATACAGGCCGACACGTTGTACATCCCCGGCGTGCGGATCACGACGCGGGAGTTGTTGGTTACCAGGTCGTGCATCAGGCCGTCGGGGGAGGCGTCCACGCGCTCGCTGTTGAAGGCCAGCACGGTCTCGATGCCGCTGGTCAGCGACTGCGCCGCCGAGTGGTAGACGTGGCACCCGATGTAGCCCCCGTTCCCCGCCAGGGAGAACAGGAGCGACATGGCCCGGTTCCAAAAAACAGCGGATATAACGTCATCCGTTGCGCCCTCCAAGCCGCCGGCGGCTAGCGTTTGGTTCGGGTTCACGACGGTCGTTGTTAAAGCCAAGGGAACGTCTCCCTTCTCTGGAAACTGTTAAAATAAGACATAAGAAATGCCGGCGCGCTGCTGAAACAGCCGCCGGCGTGGCACCTGTCACGGGAGGTGACGAGATGCAGGGAAAGCGTACCAGGGCGCCGGGCACGGTTCGGCGCATCTGCCAGCACTGCGGCGCCGAGTTCTTCGTCCACGGCGTTTACCCCGGCTCGAACGACGGCAAGTACTGCTGTCACGCCCACTACGCGCTGGCAAAGACACGGCCGTGGCTGGAGCGGTTCTGGGCCTCTGTGGACAAGACGAGTAGCCCACACGGGTGCTGGCTGTGGACACCCAAAGGCGAAAACCGGGGCTACGGCACGTTCACGAGTCCGCAGATCACCCCCCGAACGCAGATGGCGCATCGGCTCGCGTGGAAGGTACTGCGGGGGCCGATCCCAGAAGGGGGCATGGTGCTCCACCGCTGCGAGGCGAACTACGCGCCCGGGGATGTCACATACCGGCGGTGTTGCAACCCTGAGCACCTGTACCTCGGGGATCACGCCGCCAACATGGCCGATCGGGTGCGGAGCGGCCGGGGCTCCCAAGGGGCACGGCACAACACGGTCACGCACCCGGAATTGGTGCCTCGAGGACAACGGCACGGATGCGCCAGGTTGACCGATGCCGACGTGATGACGATGCGTGCTCGCTATGCGGCCGGAGAGAGCGCCGCTGCCCTCAGCGAAGCGTTCGGCGTGCACCTCCGAACCGCGTTTCGCGTCGTCCGCCGCGAGCGATGGCAACATCTTCCTCCTTCGTAGCGTGGTAGTCAGAGCCATGTCTCATCGCTCCTTGTGGTCACCAGGCCAGGGTGCCGGTGCCCAGTTTTCCGTAGGTGGCGTGTCCCAACCGCCAGTAGTTCGCGGCCGCGCCGGTCGGGGCCTTGGACACCCCCCAGGTGCAGGTGTGGATCTGGCCCTGCTCCGAGATGCTCCAGGCGTGGGACACCCGCTCGATGAAGAAGTCCGTGGCGGTCAGCCCTTTGGTGCCGGGCAGGGTGTGCGTCACCGTGATCCGGTCGCCCACCTCCCGGCCCAGGATGTGCGGCCACAGCGTCGTCCGGTTCGCCTGGGCGTCCAGCCCGATCGCGCGGATGCGGGATACCGGCTGCTCCTGCGCGGTCAGGATGGCCTGGGCGAAGCTCTTGCGGGCGCCGTCCTCGCCCAACTGCTCGGCCACGTCGTCGGACACCGTGTAGGGGACGTTGCCGTGCTCGCGCTGGCTGGCGGCGTCGGACACCACGTAGCTCGTGCTGTCCTGCAGTCGGATGGACACCTCGTTGGCCAGCCCCTCCTCGGTGTAGGCCCCCTCGACCAGCACCACCGGCAGCGCCGTCCCCGCGCCGAACGTCCCGCTGGAGGTCACCGTCTGCCGGTAGTACCGGGAGTGGAAGACGGCGGTGCCGTCCCCCCGGATAAAGAAGTTCCCGCGCTCGGCCTGGATGATCTGGTCGAGGTGCTGCAGGGCGGACACGCCGTCCAGCGTCTTGCCGGGGAGGATCAGGTAGCCCGCGGTGAGGGAGCGCTTCAGGTAGGGCCAGTCCAGCTCGTCCAGGACGGCGCCGATGCGCACGTCGGTGCGCTGCGCCGGGAACGTGCGGGTGAGGGTGCGCCGGGCGAGGCGCTTGAACAGGTCGGTGAACCCCACCCGGACGGACGCGCCCAGCGCCGTGGGGGACGGCTCGTAGGCGTCGGCGAAGCCGTACCCGAGCGTGTAGGTCACGCTGTTCCACACCGCCTGCGCCCGCCCGCGCTTGTTGAGCCGGACGTAGGGGTAGTACCCACTCCCCGTGTGCTCCGGGTCGAGCGCGCCGTCGTCGTCGTCCAGCTGCATCGACAGCGTCCCGGCGGCCACCCCGCTGCCCGCGTCGTCCCGCCCGTGCGTGGTCTCGAAGGCGTAGAGCCGGGTTTGCACCGACGTCCAGTCGGCGTCCAGGACGTCGCCCGCCAGCTTCCCCGTGCCGAGCTTGCCGTTGGTGGCGTGGCCCAGCCGGAGATAGCCCGTGTAGGGCGGGTTCAGGAGCAGATGAGCGTGGTAGACGGGATAGGAGGCCATCTAGGGGAGCGCCCCCCCGACGCCGTTGGCCCCCGCGTTGACGGCGGCGAAGCGGCGGGTCTCGGACCGCTGCAGCCGGCCGACCACCTGCCCGTTCATGACCACGGACAGGCTGGCGATGGCCCGAGCCAGGGCCTCGTAGTCGATCCCTTGGCCGGCCGCACCGCCCCGGATGGCCGCTAGCTGGCCGGGAGTGAAGATCCCCTCTCCGCCGTGGACGACCGCGTTCCGCGCGACCCCGAACGGGCCGGGCACCATCCCGCCCTCGGCGTACTCGTACCCGGTGGTGGAGTCGCTATTGTTGCCCCCGAAGATGTCCCGCGACGTCGAGTTGCTGCTGCCGTAGGCCGCCTCGGGGTAGGTGTCACCCCACGCCAGCGGGTCGAACCGGCCGATATTGGCCCGCCAGTAGGCCGTGTCCGGCACCGGCGCGTAGTAGCCCGGCCCCGTCGGCCGACCGCCGATGGAGTCCATCCCGGTCGGGCCCGGCATCCCGGCCTGGGCCGCGTTCCCGAGTTCGGCGGCGTGCTCCCGCTCCCACTTCGCCCGGTCGCCCCCGAACATGTCTCTGACCGCTTGGGGCTGGTTCTCCCAGGTGGCCCCACCACCTCCGGTGGCGCCCGGCCCGCCGCCCTGGCCCACGCGAGCGACGGCCTCGGCCGCCCGCGACGCGGCGCCCACCACCTCTTCCAGCCGGGAGAGCACCCCGCCGATGAACCCGTCGAGGGCCGTCATGCCCTCTTCCGTCATCGGCCCCACCTTGTCCAGGAACTTCTCCTTGAGGTCTTGCGCCTTCTGGGTGTAGCTCTTGCGCAGGGCGTCTTGCTCCTTCTGCTCCGTCTCGATGATCTTGGCCAGCTTGTCGTTCATCGCCTTCGTGATGGCCGCCACGCGGGTGTCCCGGTCGGCGTTGGTGCGCACCGCGTTGCGGGCCAACGCTTCGTCCTCGAGGTCGTCGTTGAACTTCTGGGCGTCGGCCTGCTGCTTCTTCTTGAAGTCGGCGGCCACGACGTCGGCCGCCCGGCGCTTGGCCAGGTCGGCGGTCGCCTTCTTGAACGACGCCTCCAGGGCGGTCGCGTCGGCCTTGGCCTTCCGGTCGCGTTCGTCGTCGTCCAGTCGGCGGGTGCGGTCGCGGTCCTCCCGCGTGCGGGCGAACTTGACCGCCAGCGCGGCCCGAGCGTCGTCGTCCTTGGCGTCCAGGAGGTCCTGGTTGAGCCGGTACTCGGCGTCGGCGTCCTCCCGCTCCCGCTTGCGGTCGACGTCGGCCGCGGACTCCTCCACCCGCAGGCGGCGGTCGGCCAGCTGCTCGGCCTGCTTGACCAGCAGATCGGCGTCGTCCCGGGCCTGCTTGAACGCCTGTCCGGCGGCGTCCTGCCCGGTAGCGAAGTCCGCCCGGCGCCCCCGGATGCCCCGGTTGAGGGTCTGGGCGTCCAGCGCGTCCTGGATCTTGTCCCGCGCCTTGTCCAGCTCGGTCTGGACGTCCTCGGCGCCCTTGCGGATGGTCTCCTGGGTGGCGTCGTACGCCTTCTGGGCGATGTCCGCCGACTTCGAGGACGTCTCCCGCTCCAGCGTCTCCAGCCCCCGGGCCAGGTCGCGCATGGCCTCGCCCCGCACCAGCGCCGTCTTCTCTTCGGCGGCGCGCACGGCGTCCATGCCGTCCAACTGGAGGTCGTAGAGCTTGTCCTCCAGGCCGGCGGCCAGATCGGTCATCCGGCGCCCGTGGTCTTCTTGCAGTTGGGCGATGCGCTCGTTGACCCCCACGCGCTCCTTGACCGTGGCCCGCGCCGCCTCTTCGCGGAGGTCGGCCAACTTCCGGTCGAAGGCGCGTTGTTCTTTGTCTTGCGCCCGCTGGTGCATCCCTTCGGCGTCCTCCTGCTTCTGCAGGGAGGCCATCTGGGCCTGCTCCACCAGCGTGTACGTCTTGGCGAACTGCGCGCCCAGGATCGTGCCCAGGTTGGCGAAGGCGGCGGCCGACTGCGCCTCGGCGGTGTCGCGGACGCTCGCCAGCAACTCCTCCACCGCGGCCACGGCGGCGGCGGCCTCCCCGTCGATGCCGACGACGAAGCCCTCCACCGTCTGCTCGCCGATCTCCTCGAACACCTTGGAGGGGGAGCCGATGTTGAGGAGGTCTTTTGCGGCCTGCACGGCCGCCGCGGCCACGTTGCGGGCCGCCGTCTTGACCCACTCCAGGCCGGCGTTGATGCCGTTCTTGATGCCGTCCACGATGGCGGTGCCCACCGACAGCGCCGCCGAGGCGACGACGGGGCCGTAGCCCCGGAGGAAGGCGTCGATCTCCTTGATCTTGGTGATGACCGCTTCCACCGCCGGGATGACGTTCTCCTTGATGACCTTCCAGGCCGTGTCGACGGCGTTGCGGAACGTCTCGTTGCTGTTGTAGGCGGCCACCAGCATCCCGATCAGGGCGCCGATGGCCACCACGACGATGCCGATGGGGTTGGCCGTCAGGGCGGCGTTGAGGAGCCACTGGGCGGCGGTCATGGCCGCCAGGCCGAGGGCGGTGCCGAAGGCCGCCGCCCCGGCCAGGGTGGTCTGCACGACCAGGAGCGTGAGGAGGCCCGCCGCGATCCCGGCGGCGGCGCCCATCACCTGGAGGCCGCCCTGCGTGCCGGCCAGCCACCCGACGGCTTTCTCGGCGGCCTGGGCGACGGCGTTGACCACCTCGGCGGTGGCGGAGAGGAAGCCCTGCGCGCCGTCCGACGCCTCGCCCGCCGCCGCGATGTTCTCCGCGGCGCCCGCGAGGTGGGGCAGCGAGGCCGCCACCGCCTCGCCGATGGTGTCGAAGAGCCGGCCGATGATCTCGCCCGTGGGGGCGAAGTCCGCGAAGGCGCCCTGCACCGCCGAGATGACGGGGGTGAGCTGCCCCGTGAGCCAGTCGACGGCCGTGCCGCCGGCCTTGACCACCAGATCCATCGCGTACGCCCAGTCGCCCCGGACGGCGTTGAGGGCCGCCCGCCCGAGGTCGGCCACGATGCTGCCGGCCGTGCCGAACGAGTTGTCCAGGAAGTCCAGGGCGTCCACCGCAGCCTGCTCGAGCCCGTTCATGGCGTTGGCCCAGTCGCCGTGGACCGCCGCCAGGGCCGACGCCGCCAGGGTGGCCACGATCGGCCCGATGGGCTGCAGGAACTCGACCAGGCGCCCGATGGCCCCCGCGGCCACCCGCACCCCTTCGGCCAGGAAGTCGCCGAGGTTCGTGGCGAAGGCGCCGACCGCTTCGCTGTTGGTGGCCAGCCAGCCCGACATGGCGTCCAACTGTTCGCCGAGGGCCGCCAGGATGGGCTCTCCCACCTTCTGCTGGATGCCGGCGAGGGCGTCCTGGAAGGTGGAGAACCGGCCCGCGGTCGTGGCCGCCAGTCCGGCCACCAGATCCATGTCGGCGCCCATCTCTTTGAGCGCCCGGCCCACGATCTCGGCGTTCGGCACCCCCTCCGCCTTGAGGCGGTTGATCAGCTCGCGGGGGATGTTGAACCGCTCCATCACCGAGACGAAGTCGCCGGAGAGGGCCTCGCGCAGGGCGAAGGCCGCGCCCTCCAGGCCCTGCGCCGGGTTCAGGGCCGCCAGGATCTCGGCCTGCTGGACCAGCCCCATCAGCCCGCCGGTGGCCGACTTCGACGCGGGCAGCAGCATGGACGCGGCGTTCGCCATCTCGTTGAAGGCGAACGGCGTCTTGTCGGCCTCGGCCCGCACCTGGGCCAGGATCTGCGCCGTGGCCCCCGCGTCCTTGGTGAAGGCGTTCATGCGCCCCGTCACCTGCTCGAAGTTGGAGGCCAGCCCCACGCCCAGCACCCCGCCCAGCCCCGACGCGGCGCCGGCCACGGCGGCGATGCCCTGCGCCGCCAGCCCGATGGTGCCCAGCGCGGCCGTCAGCTTCCCCACCGCCCCGATGGGGCCGGAGACGGCGCTGCCCAAGCCGCCGAGGGCCTTCTGCACGGCGCCGATCGGGCCGGAGGCGTTGTCCTTCCCCTGTAGATCAACTACTACCTGGGCGACGCTCGCCACTACCCGAGCCCTCCGACCGAGGGCGGCCGTACCCGGAACGCAACCGCCACGGCGTACAGTGGGAGGGTCCGGGGGCGCTCGAGCGCCCCCGGACGGAAAGAACAGACGAGATGTGGCGCGGACTGCTGCTTGCCGTAGGACTGGTAGCGCTGTTGAGTCAGGCGGGGTGCGGCGACGGAGGGCCGGGGGCCGCGAAGCCGTTGGCCGTCGTGGGGGAGCCCCTGGTGACGCGCCCGAACCCGACGACGGTCATGGCCGCCGGCCGGGTCAAGAACAGCGCGCAAGGAGTCATCTCCGGCATCGTCACCGTGACCCTGTTCGGCGCCGACGGGAAGATCGTCGGCACGGCGCAGGGCGCCGCCAACTCGGTGGCCCCCGGCGATGAGGTGACCTACCAGGCCATGGGGATCGTCACCGCCGACGCGCAGTGGACGCGGGTCGAGGCGAAGGTCACCACGCAGTTCGCCGGCTAGCGTGCGGGCGTGGATGGCCGGCGGCGTTCCCGCTCCGCCTCCGCCTCGCCCTCCAGCCGCATAATCAGCAGCGCCTCCCGGATCTCGCCCACCGGCGCCTCGTCTACTTGCCAAGGGGGGACGTGCCAGCGCGCGGCCAGCGTGGCGCGGATGTAGCCCCACGGCACCGGTAGGCCCGCCTTGCGGCTGGCGCGCATCCATTTCTCTAGCGCCGCCTGTTCCCGCGGCGAATGAAGTTTGGGAGTTCTTCCGCCGCCTGCTTCTGCAGGGCGATGACCGCCGTCGCCAGCTCGGTGGGGATGCGCTCCCAGAAGGAGAGGTCCGAGGGCTGGGGGAGCAGGCTCCCGTCGAAGTCGGTCCAGCCGTTGTGCCACAGCACCACCTTCGAGAGGGCGGCGCGCATGAACTGCTCGCGCTCGTCCACCCAGGCGTTCAGCTCCTCCAGGGTGGCGCCCTGCTCGGGGTCGGGCCGGTCGCGGAAGGAGTTCCCGGCCATGTCCTGCTCCAACCGCTGGGGGTAGTTGACCCACAGGCGCACCTTGAAGCCGGGGTACTCGGGCACGTCGCGCTCGACCTCCCGCCGCCGGAGTTGGGGGCCGGCGGCGGGAGCCGCGCCCGCGGGTGCGGGAGCGGAGGCGAGAGGAACGGCGACTACCGTCGCTGGGGGGGCCGACGGCGGTAGCCCCTGGTGTGGCACCGCCCCGTTGCCCTGCGGCTCCTGCGCGGGGTCATCGGCCCGCTGCTCGATGACGACGTCGTACGCTTGTGACACAGAAAAGCCCTCCTCTTGGTGTGAGAAGGGCCACTGAGGGCCACAAGCGGTGTGTGAGCAGTGCTGGTCCGGACCGGCTGGTCTCAATACGCAACCGGCACGCGAGGGCCGCTCCGAACCAGCCCGCCACCCTCAGTCTAGCACGACCGGTTCCGGGTCGCCGCTCTCGTTCGAGTGACCCGACTTACACCGGATGTGCCAGGGGCGGGCGGCGCTTTCGGCCAGCACGCGCCCGCATTCCCAGCACCTAGGACGATGGTCAACCACGAGTTGCCACGCCCCCGGGCGCACCTCCGCCGTCTGGAGCGGCCGACCCTTGGGGTCGGCCCGTGGGGCGGGCGCTACCGGGGGAGACACGGCGCGCCCCAGGGAGCGGATGGTAAAATAGGGGGGTAGAGAAGTGCCGCCGCGGTGTTGGAAGCACCCGGCGGCGTGGCACTCACGGATGGAGGTCCGCTGTGCAGAATGAGTTTACCGAGTCCGACCGCGCCCGCTTTTGGGCGAAGGTCGACAAAACCCCCACCTGTTGGCTCTGGCGTGGCGGGTTCTTCAACGCCGGGTACGGCTGCTTCTTCCTGCATGGTCGGTCTCAGATGGCCCACCGGATCGCCTGGCAGCTGCTCCACGGCCCGATCCCCGACGAGACGCCCTGTGTGCTGCACCACTGCGACGTGAAGGCGTGCGTTAACGCCGAGCGGTGTCTCTTCTTGGGGACGATGGCTGACAACATGGCGGATCGGGACGCCAAGGGACGGCAGGCGTCCGGCGACCGGAGCGGCGCCCGCCTCCACCCCGAACGTCTCCGACGGGGCGACAATCATCCGCTCCGCCTCAATCCAGGAGCCGCCGCCCGCGGTATCCGCCACGGCTCGGTCACGAAGCCGGGGCAGGTCCGGCGCGGTGAGACGCACGGTCGGGCGCTGCTGACGGACGACGACGTTCGGGCCATCAGAGACCAGTACGCCCAAGGCGGCATCAGTCAGGCCGCCCTGGGCGCTGCGTACGGCGTCGATCAACGAACCGTCAGCCTCATCGTGCTCGGCAAGGGATGGAAACACATAGTCTAAGACTATGTGTCACCAATTTGTCACCCTCGTCGACTGCGTCTGAATCCGCATGCCGAACGCGGGCGTCGGATCATAAATGAAACCGAAACTTCCCTCATACGTTCGTGTCCCCTCGTCTTCGCCCAACAGGTTCATGGACGTCCACACCAGGGGGATGTCGACGACCATCTGCTGGTAGTACGTGGTCTCGATCAGGTCGTTGGTGCCGAACTTGAGACGCACCCGACGCTTGGTGGAGGCGACGAAGTTGTTGTACTCGGTCAGGGCCTGCGCCCCCGCCGCCTCGAAGACGAGCGAGCCGGTGACCTCCATCGGGTTGACCACCGCGCTCTGCATGGCGTTCGTGTTGGCGGCGGTGAACTTGCGCCCGAGGTTGTTCGAGAGGGTGATCGACCACGACACGATGCTCTGCGCGGCGGCGATGACGGTGGTGCCGTAGTTGTCGGCCCCGCCGAAGGCGTCGATGGCCAACGTCGTTTCCCAGCCCTCGAAGAAGGAAGGCACCCGGGCGGTGGCCGTGCCGGTCAGGGCCGTCTGCGTGACGTTGGCGGCGAACAGCTCGCCGGAGATGGTGTTGGCCCCGTTGGCGCTCCCGTCGATCTTGAGGGTGTTGACGTAGCAGCCCGTCATCTGCCACGGGCGCGCGCCGTCGTACCACTGGATCGTGCCCGACGAGTTCGTGCCGGGAACGAACGTGTGCAGCCGGACGGTGCCGGCCGGGGTGGTGATCGTGGCCGGGCCGAAAAACATGGCCAGGATCTCATTGGCCTCGTCGCACGAGACCGGCAGCGAGAACGTCCCGACGGGCATGGCCGGACCGGGCGTGGCCTCCAGCGTGTTGTCGCGGGTGCCCGTAAGGAACTGGTGCCGGCGGTTCTCGCCGCCCCGGTTGAACCCGGCGCCGGGCATGAAGTAGATCCGCCTCGACGGCGCAACTCCGGTGCCGTACGTGCTTTCGAGTCCCGCACGGAACTCCTGCAAAGTGAGTTGGCCTGGCATCGGGTTACTCCTTCACCGCCGCAGCGGGAGCCGCACGGCCACTGCTGCGCTTGTGTTCGGCGTCGGTGCCCGCCTCGTAGAGGGGGCTCTCCCGGACGGCGGACCGGGCGCCGGGGGACAGGACGGACCAATCGTCGTCGGTCAGGTCGCGCGCCGGCAGGTTGTGGACGATCCCGTCCTCGTCCCGGTGCTGGGCCCACTGGCTGCCGTCGTCCGGCCCGACCCACTTGGCCCGCACGCGGTCGTGGGTGCTGCTCTCGCTCATGGCTTCGTCCTCACTTCGGTTCGGGCTCAGAAGGTCGTGGATTGGGTGACGGTCACCAGCACCGGGAACACGCGGAACTCGCGCCCGGCGATGGGCTGGTACGTGGGGCTATCCCCCAAGGAGAAGTCCCAGTCCATGGCGTCGCACGTCCCGGCCAAGTCGGTCCGTTTCTCGACGGTGAGCGCCACGGCCAGGGCGTCGACCCAGGCCGCCAGGGTGGTCTCTGCGCTCGCCTCCGCCCCCTCGACGGCGTAGGCGAAGCCGATGAAGTAGTTGGCGTCCCGGCGCAGCACGCCCACGGGCTGCACCACGGTGCGCTGGCCGGCGAGGGCGATGTAGGCCACCACCTGGCTGCCCGGGCTCTCCGGCACGCCGACGTACACCGCCTGCATGCCCGGCAGGGCCTCCAGGACGGCCACCAGACGGTTGAGGGGGGCGAGGCTGTCCAGTGCCACCGCTAGAGCCTCCCGCCCGTAGTGGTGTGGATCGAGCCTCGAAGATTGCCGGTGTCCACCCGCGCCCGCTGCTGGGCGCCTCCCTGCACCTTGAACCCCAGGCCGTGCATGGCCCCCCGGACCGAGGCGGCGCCCTTGGGCAGAGCGGCGGTGATGGCCGGGCCGATGGCGGGCGTGACGGCGGCGAGGGCGTCCCGCAGGAAGTGGGTGCCGGACTGGAAGCGCGTCCCCTCCTCCTGGTAGATGGCGTAGTCCACGGTGGTGCCGATCAACACCGTGGTAGACGCCAGCGCGGCGGCGCCCTCTCGGTACTGGGCCGTCATCTTGACGGCCTCGGGGACGCCGCGGATCACGACCGTGACGGGCATCTCAGAGGGCCCTCACCAGTTCCACTTGGAAGGCGATCGTCGCGCCCGATACCGGCGCCTTGACCGGCAACGGCGAGCCCGGCGTGGTGGGGTTCCAGCGCACGCCCTCGGCCAACACCTGGAAGGCGACCGCGGGCAGGGTGTCGTCCGGCGACCACTGGAACTGGCGCCGGGCGGCCAGCTCTGCCCGGGCGGGCCCGGTGGGGGCCGGCTGCAGCGAGAGCGCGTCCACCCGGCAGGGGAAGGCGGCCACGGCCAACACCGTGAAGGTGCCGGTGCCGGCGCCCGTGCCGGCGGCGCGGGTGTAGAGGGCCACGGTGTCCCGGAAGTAGCGCCGGGGCGTCATCAGGCGGGGCATAGCTAGGGCAGCACCCGTTCGTCGGCGCTCAGCGACGCGTAGGGGTCGTGTGGCCGGAACACGGCGTCGATGCCCAGAGCGAAGGCGCCCTGTGCCGTGTCGTACCCGGCGGCCTCGGCTTCGGCCCGGGCCAACTCCGCCGTGATCTGCTTGTAGAGCTGGCCCCGGGACTCGGAGGTGCCCGCCGAGGCGAAGTCGAACTCCCCGGCGGCGCGCCCGGCCGCGAGGCGCCACGCCTCGCGCCGGGCCAGGACGAGCAACCGCTGGAGATCGGTCGCGCCCGAGAGGGCGTCCCCTGCCAGGTAGGCGTCGCCGTAGTAGGCCAGCACCGTATGGAGGATCGCCACGTCGTATGAGCCGCGGGCGTCGTCGTCGCCCCCGGGCGACAGCCCGAGGACGTCCGCGACCGTGCCCAGCACCGTATGGAGGTACTGGGCCAGCCAGGGTTCGGTCAGCGTCGCCGGGGGCAGCACCGCAGGCGCCTACTTCTTGCCCTTGAAGGGCTCGCCGTTGGCGTCCACGTCACGGCCGTCGGCCGTGACGTAGTGGCCGCCCTCGACCGTCTCGTCGAGACGCTTGTCGGCCGCCTCGGCGGCGTCGTCGGCCATGACCCGCTGCACCCGCTCCTGCGGCGTCTCCGCCTTGGCGGGGGCATCCTGGGGCGCGTCGTCGCGTTTCTGATCAGCCATCGTGATGCCCTCCTTAGTTCAGGGTGGGATCGGCGTAGGTGGCGTTGCCGGTGTAGAGCACGGCGCCGTTCGTGCGGTTCCACACGCCGATGCCGAACTCGTGGGCCAGCACCCGCGCCCGTAGGGGGTGGCTCTCCTCGTCCGCCTCGAGGTTCAGCCCGCGGGGGCCGACGTTGGGGACGCGCATCACCAGGGGCTTCGGCGCGCCGTCCATGAAGCAGAGGACGTAGGAGGCGGGCACCCACGGCTTGACCACGATCTCGGCCCCGCGGTAGGTGCCGATGGCCCGGTCGTACAGGTTGAAGGGGTCGATGGTGCGGTTGCTGCTCACGGCGTTGTTCGCCGGCACCACGCCGGGGTAGTTGTAGGCCACGAAGCCCACGAAGCCGGACACGGCCACTTCCTGCGCCCGGTTGATGTAGACCTTGGCCATGCCCGTGGCGTAGTGCTCCACCACCGTCTCGATCAGGGCCGTCAGGTCGGCGGCCACGAAGGAGCCGGTGCCCAGGTAATGGGTGTGGGTCGACGCCGTGAAGGACACGCCCGACGGCCCCATCGGGATCGCCATCGAGTCGGCGTTGACCAGCCGCTTGACGGACAGGTCGATGCGGTCCTCGGCGCGCCCGGCCAGTCGGTCGTTGAAGGTGTAGTTGGTGGAGCGGAACAGGGCCCGCTTCAGCTCGCGCTGCTGCATCCGCCGGTCGGCCGCCAGGATGGCGTCGAACTGGGCGGCCAGCTGCTGGGCCGAGACGCGGGCGAAGAAGTGGCGCGTCCACTGCACGGCGGCGGCGGTGCGGCGCAGCGGGAACCCGACGGTGGCGCCCGCCGTCACCTTCTGGGCGTCCGGCGTGCCGAACTCGTCGATCTCTTCCATGACGGCTTCGTCGTTGCCGCCGTAGACGCGCTGGCGGTCGGTGGTGACGTCCATCAGCGAGCCGACCATGTCGGCCAGCAGGGCGTTGTGCGCCGTGAGCGCGTCGTTGATGGCCATCCAGGCGTTGTCCTCGCCGATGTCCTGGATGGTGGTGTTGGTGTTGCGGAGCAGGTCGAGCGTGTAGAGCGTTCCGAAGGCCATCTCGTTCTCCTCTTCCTATCCCGCTGCCTAGTACCGGCTCGCGAACAGGCGGATGCGAGTGGCGTCGACGACGAACCCGATGGGGGCCGTCCCGCCGGTGGTCGCGGCGTCGTCCAGCAGCCCCGCGGTGGTGCTGAGGAAGACGTTGGCGCCCGGGGTCAGCGCGGCGCCGTAGCGCCAGTTGGCGTCCATGACCAGGGTCACCGCCTCGCCGATCGCGGTGATCTGGGAGGCGAAGCCCCGGACTTTGGCCGCCGCGTTGGCGGCGGTGCCGGTGCTCTTCATCACCAGGCCGGTGGACGCGATGTAGCAGGCGTCCCCGGCGGCCAGCACTTCGCCGGCCACCAGGCCGGTCAAGCGGTCCTTCTGGGGCACCAGCAAGGACGAGAAGGAGGGCGTACCCACCTTCGTTATCGCAGCCATGAGGTTGCTCCGTGTCTCTCTGCCGGCGCCCCTCCGTGTTCGTGGAGGGGGTCAGAGCCGGCCGTATTCTCCGGTGGACACCAACCGCTCGCGGGCGGCGGCGACCCCGTCTTCGGGCTGGGGCGTGCGGGCGGCGGGCGTCGGGGGCAACCCCCGGGAGTTGCGCTGCGCCTCTTGCTGGCGCGTCTGGAGGATCATCTGGCGCGTCTGCGCGTCGGCCAGTTCCGGGTACTGCTCCCGAAGACGCTCAAGCGCCGCCTTGACGCTCCGCGGGTCGTGGCGGCCCTCGTCGTCGGCCTTGACGTCGGCCGGGTCGAGCGCGCGATACGCCAACGCGGGAGACGTGAACCCCAACGCCTGGGCTTGCTCCACTACCAGTGACCGCAGCTCACCCGCTCGGCGGGCGGCGCGCTCGTCGGCGAGGGCCGCTTCTAGTTCCGCGTTCCGCCGCTTCTGGCGCTCGGACTCGGACAGGTCGGCTTCCTCGCGCTCCTGCTTCGCCTTCCGCAATTCGGCCAACTCCTTGGCCTGGGCTTTGGCCTGCTTCTCGAAGTCCCGCAATTGCGCGATCGTCCGCATCGCCCGCTGGGCGTCGAACGGCTCGGCCTCGGGGGTCTCCTGCACAGGCGCGGTGCTAGGGCTGGGCGTCTCTTGCTCGGGCGTCGCGGGCGTCTCGCCCACGGTCACCGTCGCGGTGGTCTCTGGAGGCATCTCGTCTCCTCTGCCGCCGACCGCCAGAACGCAAAAAAGCCGGGGCCACTTCCCAAAAGGAAGTGGCCCCGGCTCCGGGTGCATTCGCTACCGGCCGGTGTGTCTGCTACATCTTAGCACGCTAACTAATAGTGCCCTACTCGATAGTGTTACCCGACGCCCACATCACCGCTGTCAAGCGGACGTGAGCGCCTTTCTCGGCAGGATGGGGCAAGTGCCTGCCTGCGACGCCATCACGGTGGCGTCCACAAACGTTCATGCCGACGCGCACCGTGCCGTCGCCAGCGATCACCTCAACTCGATACATTCCCTCAATGGGACAGGGGGTATGCGGGTTGTAGCGCCAGCCCGCCTCGCACGGGGGGTAAATAACGTTCACTGCCCGCAGTCTACTCCTTAAGAGGGGCGAAGACGTGGCCGCAAATCGGACACTTGACCACGTCGACCGTCCGGTAGCGGGGGTTCCGCTTGAGCCGCTTGTACTGCCACTCCGGGTACTCCCGCTCACAGCCGGGGCACAGGAGCATGTTCCCGGACGGAGAATAGAGCGGCGCCGGTGCCTCAGCCAGAATGGACGTCATCTGGCGCCCCACACTCGCCGTCATCGGTGAGGAAGATGCCCGTCGCCGCGACGGCCTCTACCCACGGGCAGTCGTCCTCGTGCGGGAACGGGCCAACTCGACGGGTGCGGTCCCGCCGCGGGTCGGCTTCCCCGTCGCAGTGCTGACACCATTCCTGGTTCCATCCCGGACGCGAGGGCATCTCAGAGAGGTACGTCGGCTCTTGCATGAGCAGCGGCGCCACCGCTTCCAGCACGTCCAGCACGCTCCGCCCAGCCATTACCGCCCCCGCTTCTTCCTGGCCACGGTCACGCCGGCGCCATCTTGCGGTACTCGCCGGTCACCGGGTCGGTGGGCGACCGTACGACCGGGACAGGAAGTTGCTCTCCTGTTTCCGTCACCTTGCGTAACCACGATCCCCGAAGGGTCGTCGCGCAGGAAGCACCGCCGGACAAATAGAGCACCGCCTCCATCCCCTCGAGCGCCATCGTCTTCGCCCACGGCTCCCGACTGGCGGTCGACACGTCCTGCACGGCAATGACCGATGACAGCCTGACCCAGTACGCATCCTCAAGCAAGAGGAAGCCGCCCTGTACGGTTCCGACCGGCGGCGGATAGGTGCTACTCATCGCTTCCCCCTCTTCCGTGTACGCGCTCCCTTTTTGGCCATGCTCGAGCGCCCGCCTTTGGTGCGCCCCTTCCAGGAGATGGCCGCCGCCATGCGCTTGCCCAGCTTGCCGGCGAGCTTCTTGTAGACGTGCCGCCTACTGGTGGGGATGACCATGACGATGCGCCCACCTCCCTGGGCCGTGCTGGAGTTCCCACGCCGTGCGCCACCGCTGACAGGTCATGGCTTCCTCCGGTTGGCCTGGCGCACCGCTTCCGTGTACGTCGCCTCGCCCCGGTGCGTCCCCCACCGCCGGGAGCGCCGGAGGATGGTCAGATCCTCGAGCGCGATCCGTCCCTTCTGCAGGGCGTCGTACTTCTTCGGCCCCACCACGGTCCGCTGCACCTCGGCCGGCTGGGCGCGAAACCAGGCGGCGCCGGTCTGCCCGAAGGGGGCCGGGCCATCCCGTACTTCAGGGATGGGTGTGCAGCGACAGCCGGGGTGGCTCCTGAGCCTCTCGCTGAGTGGGTGGAAGGTGCCGGACATGACGAGGCAACTCGGACACGTCCTGGGCGAGTGAGCGGCCAGCCAGCGCCATCCGCTGAGGATGTCAGCATTGGCCGCGTAGGTCTGGTGCGCCGCCTCCTGGTACGACCGGATCACCGCATCCCGCGACACCAGCAGCGCGCGGGCCATGTTCCCCGAGAACGCCGTCCGTACAGACTTGGCAATCTGCCTGGGGTTCTGGCCGAGGGCCACGCCCTGAATGAGCGCATCTCCGACCCGCTTGGCAGCGTCCGGTCCCAACTCGTCTAAGAGGGCGCGCAGCGGGGAGCCGTCCGACACGAAGCCGATGACGGTCTCGATGGCTGCCGGGTGCAGCAGGGGCAGCGCACTCCCCGTGGTGGGCACCGCCGTCGTCCCGGCCTGCACCAGGGCGGCAGTGTCCCGCTGCGACTGCTCCACCCACCGCGCCTGTTCGCCCGTGAGGAAGGGCGCCAGCCGGGAGGCCACGCTCGACACCTCGCCGGCCACCTGGCGCTGCAGGGACAGGAGCCGGTCCTGCTCGTACAGCCACCCGGCGCCCGGTTCCAGGCCGGCGGCGCGAGCCTCTTGGAGTTGCGTGGTCAGGACGCCGAGGCGCTCGTTGATGGACTGCCACGCCTTGAAGTAGGCGTCCAGCACGACGCGGGACACGGCGCGGTCGCCCCGCAGGAGGGCGGCGCGCTGGGCCTGGGCGACGGCGTACTGGTCAGGCATCAGCCGGAGGCTTCGTCCAGTTGACGACGCCAGCTTTTCAGGAACAGACCCTCCGCCGCTGCCGCCCGCGCCTTGAGGTCAACCCGCATGTCCTCAAGGTCGATGAAGCGGGGAGCCGGCGTCGCATCCTCTTGCTCAAACCAGTGGTCATAACAGAGCATGGCGAGCTGTTCCGTTTCCGTCATGCGGTCGATGCGTTGAGCCAACGACGCAGCGTAGCGCCGGTACTCCTCTTCATCCATCACCCTATCGCCTCCCGAATTGCCCGTTGGCCGGCGGGGCCTGCCCGTTCAGTGGGGGCGACGGTTGGCCGAACGCGCCCGGACCACCGGGCGGCATCGCCCCCCGGTCCAGGGCGGTCAGCAGTTTGTCGGCCGCCTGCTCGGCGTCGGCTTCCTCCTCTTCGGCCATGGCGTCGATCTCCCCGTCGGACAGCCCGAGGTCGCGCTGTACCTGCTTCTTCGACCACCCGAGCTGCAGGCGCAAGATGGCCGCCTCGGCCGCCGCCTTGTCCGCCTCGGCGTCCGACAGGGGGTCGGGCGGCAGCACCGGCCGCGGGGCGAAGGTGTGCATCAGCAACCCGGCCTCGTAGGCCCCCTCACCGAAGCCCTCGAAGCCGGAGATGCCGGACGCGGCGCCCACGGAGAGGGCCATCATGTGCGCCCGCTGCAGGGCCCGGTCGGCGTTGCCCCGCGCCCGGCGGCAGCGCGCCACCGCCGGCGCCAGCAGCTTCTCTAGCGCCCGTCCTGAGAGTTCGGTAGCCCCGCTCAAACGGCTCCAGATCATCTCCGGGAAGTCCGCCGCCACGGCCGCCTCGTCCCCGTCAAGGGCCGCCTGGTAGGCGGCGTAGTCCAGTTGGGCCACCAACTGGCGGAGCGTCCAGCCCCCCGGCACGCGGAAGAACCGCTCGTCCCCGATCGTCACCACGCCGTCGGCGTCGGTCACCTGGGGCGCCGGCATCGGCCGCCCCGAGGGGTCTTGCCCGGCCCGCTCTAAGGCCCAATCCGGGTGGTTGTGGTTGAACAGCAACTGCGAGGCGCGGGTGGCCTTGCGGTTCAGCTCATCGAACTTATCGAGCCCCCCCTCAAAGCAGGAGGAGCCGCGTTCGCCGCCCCCGTCCTCGAAGCGGGCCTGCACGAAGGGAACGAAGTCCACGCCGTAGGCCGAGAGGGGCAGCACCTCATCAGGGGCGCCGAGGTCTCCGAGGGGTGTATCCGGGTTCCACTTGTGAACCCAGCGCCGATAGACGCCGGCGGATTTGGACCAGTGCTCGGTGTGCCAGCGGTCCTCCGGGACGACGCGGGTCGCAGCCGGCGCGTTGGTGTAGTCCGCCAGGGGGACGTCGAGCCGCAGCGTCTTGACGTGGCCCCGCTCGCTGGTCACGTCGGTGACCCACTGCGGCTTCACTTTCTCGAGGTACACGGCGTCCCGCTCCGGGGGCTGGGCCACCCGCAGGAAGAGGTCGCCGTGCAGGGCCAGCCACAGGGCACAGACGTCTTTCTCGGCCGCCCAATTCGACCATTCCCACACGCGCCGCAGGGCCGCCTCGACGGCCTCCTGCTGGCCCGCAGCGAGCGTATCCGGGAACTCGAGGGGGAAGGCTTCGTCCAGGTCGCCCGGCCACAGGTGGGCCTGGTAGAAGGCCGTGATGCGCTTGGCCGGCGTGCGGATGCCTTTGAGCGCCTCCTGCTTGACCCCTTCGTCCCGAGTGAACTCCGCCAGCCAGTCATACAATGCGTTGTTCTGGTGGTACGCCTCGACGAGGTCGTAGTAGTGGCGGTGGCCCACCGCCGAGGACGCGGCGGCGTTGAGGCGGGCCAGGGTCAGGCGGTGGGTGTCGGGGGTGCCCCAGAGGGCGGCCAGCGCACGCATCAGACGTCTCTTCTCTGCCCCGGATCATCGGGGCTGGGGCTCTCAATGACGGCGCGCCGGCCCTGCACCCCTTCGGCGAGGTAGTGCTCGAGCCATTGGACGAGTTGGCTGAAGGCGTCTACTTGGTCGTCATTCGCCGCTGACGGGAAGTCGAATAACTCCTGCTCGAAACTGTGCAGCCAGGGCACCCGCTCTCCCGGCACGGGCAGGCGCACCGCTCCGGCGGCGCACCATACCGCCGCCTGGCTGGCCCGCTGCTGCTTGCTGCCGATGGGCATGAAGGCCACCAGCCGCTGCGACTCGCCCGCCGGGAGGACGGAGGCCAGGGTCTGGTAGGCGCTGGTGCCGCTGCCCTTGTCCTCGATGATCTCGCCCAGGAGCTTGCCGTCGGCGTTCCACTTCTGGCGCATGCGCCCCATCTGGGGCAGGAGGTTGGGGAACGCCAGTCGATCGCGCCACACGTCCACCACCCGCAGGCGGTAGTCGCTGCCCAGTTCGCCCACGACGCAAGCGCAGTAGTCGCTGGTCTCTTTGTCCTTCAGGCCCGTGTCCCAGGAGATGTACCGCCCCACGATCGTCAGGGGCGGGACGGTCGCCGCCGGGTCGTAGCGCGTATCCTGGAACTGCTCCCGGGTGTAGATGTCGAAGGCGTCGGCCACGAACTCGGCGTCCCACTCCTGCCGAAAGACGTTCTCCGGGACGCGCGTCTTGGCTAGCTCGTACGCCCGCTTGATGGTGGGCATGGGGTTGGCACTCGACGGCGCGCTGAACGAGGCGACGTCGGCGTCCATGTGCAGGATCCCGCGCTGCCACTCCCGCCAGTACCAGTTCCGCCCGGCCGGAGTGCTGATCAGGATGGCGTCGCCGTCGTAGTCCGCTAATGCGGGCTGCACCACGTCCGTCCAGGTGGTCTCGCCGATGCGGGCCGCTTCCTCCAGCACGGCCAGGTGGAACGCCTCCCCCCGCAGGCCGACGTCGTTGTCCCCGGAGTACACGCCCAGCGACCCGCCGGTGTGGGGGAACTCGACGGTGCGGTCGGCCCTGCTCAGGGTGACCGCCTTCTCTCGCACCAGCGGCCCCACGGCCGTCTCGATCCAGCGCCACACCGGCCGGGCGTTGCGGTACGTCGGCACCACCCAGGCCACCCGTGCGCCATCCGACGCCGACGCCAGAGCGATGGCGCCGGCCATGACCGTCTTCCCAAATCTGCGGCCACATGCCACTACCTTGGTTTTGGCCGGGTGGGTGGCGATGGCCCACTGATCGGCCCGCAGGCGGGGCAGGTACAGGTCACTCATCCGGCCGCCTCTTCATCGGGCGGCGCCAGAGCCCGGATGGAATGGCGGTAGTCGACGGCTTTCACCTCAACCACGCCGGTGTGCTCGGTCGTCTGGCGGATCGGCCCACCGCCCGGGCCCGTGTGCTCATTCACCGTGCGCCCGTACTCCTGCGGGTAGCGCCGCTCGAGCTTCCACGCCGCCGCCTGCCAGGTGCCCTCGTTGGCCGCCCGCTCGATCTTGGCCAGCCAGCCGATGGCGCCTCGGCCCTCGGCTTCCTGGAGGGCGGCCGCGAAGGCCGGACTTTTCTCGCGCAATAAACGCAGACTTTCGTAGCTCACGCCCCCGTATTTGGCGGCCAGGTCGTACGTCGCGCCGATGGCGACGGCGTCGCAGATCCGCTTCTGCACCTCGGGAGTGAGCTTGAGACGCGCGGCCATCAGGCGCGCTCCTGTTCCGCAAGCAGCGCCCGCAGTCGTTCGCTCTTGATCTCCGGCGCGACCTGCGCGAGCCGCATTCCGTACTCGTTCGGGCCGTCGGAGATGACGGCGTCCGGCTTGCGGCGCAGTGGTGTGTCGAACTTGCGCCAAGCGTTCTTGACGACGTGCTGCGGGCGCTTAAACCGGCGATCGGTCTGCACGACGCCGGGCCAGAGGCGCTCTAGCGAGCGAGCCATCTTGAGCCGACCGTCGCCCTGGTAGAGGTCGGTGGTGTTCCCTCCCCGGAGCGTCATCGTCGTCTTCTTCTCGATGAGGAAGGCGTTTAGGAGCACGGTACACCAGCCGTCCGCGAGCACCTGGAGGCAGAGGTCCGTGTCGTCGTTGTAGCGGCTCCGCCAACGGTGCGGGATGCGGTTCAGCACGAGCGAGCACGAGTAGACGCGGGCGTTGCGGTAGAACGGCACGCTCGGCTGAAGGGCGAACATGGTGTAGTTCAGCCCCGCCACGGCCACGTTCTCGTAGCGGTCGACGAAATCCTCTAGGACGGAGAGCGCGATCCCCGCGTGACAAGGGAGCCGGTTACCGCGGTGGAACCGGAATGTTTCTCGGAGGTTGTCGTCGAGTTGCCAGTGCCGCTCGTACCCGGCGGCGGTCGCGTGGGCCTTGATCCAATTTCGTGCGTAGATGAGCCCCCGGTCGTTCTCCGGAAGCACCAATAGCGGTACGTCCGGGAACCGTGCCGCGTAGGCATCCCGTTCCTGCGGCTCCACGACGAGGCGGAAGGGCACCCCGTCCCGCGTAAGGAGTCGCGGCGTTAGACACACGACGTCGCGGCCCTTCGAGGGCATGTACACCGGATACCGCGGCACGCCGGGTGCGGTCATTCGGCCCCTACCTCGAACCGCACCGAGGCTAAATCGTTCCGCTCCATCGGCGGCCACCACGTCGTATCCGACTGCGCCGTGATGCGGAGCCCCAAGAGCCGGGCGAACTCGGCCCGGTCCTGGTCGGTGCGGAAGTGAACGACGATCTTCGACGCCTCCGGGGCCTCACCGCCCGCATCATAAGCCGGCATCCCCGCCCACTCCGCCGCCGCGTCGAAGTCCTTGATCTCGCTCGCCGGCCGGGTGACGTACACGAGATTGGCCAGCATCGCCTCGTCGTACCCCGTCCCCAACAGTCCCTCAAGATCGAAGTCCTTGACCTCCTTGAGCAACTCCGACAGCGCCCGGTCGTCCACTTCCGCTAGGTGCCCCAGCCCGTTGTCGCCGGCCAGCACCTTGAGCGCCCGCGGTTCATTCGGCTCCAGGGGCAAGCGGATCGCCGGCCCCTCGGTGTAGCCCATCTTCCGAGCGGCCGCGACGATGCCGTGCCCGGCCAGGATGGTGCCGTCTCGCGCCACGATGATGTTGCGGTACCACCCGTGCTCCCGGAGGCTCTCCATCAGGTGCTCGAGCTGGTCGTCGGGGTGCTGACGGTAGTTCCGAGCGTGCGGCTTCAGATCGGCCAGCACGACCGTCTCCGGCACGAAGGCCGCCTTCGCGCTCACCCCGGCCCCCGATTGGCCAGGTACAGCCCGGTCACCACCAGGGCCACCAGACAGCCCACCACCACCGTCACGAAGAGCGCGACCCCGTCCATTACCCCTCGCCGTCCTTGCTCTGGGCTTCGACGATCCTGGCGTCGGACTCACGCAACGCCTCGGCCAGATCCCGGATGTCCTGCCTATCCGAGGGCGCGCCCCGCACCAGTTGCGCGTCATGGTCCCGCCGGGCGGCCTTGCTCAGCACCTCCAAACCCTTGACCGTGACCTCTACCCGCCGTGGCATCTCAGCCCCCCAGCCGCGCCACGAGCGCCGACCCCGCCCAGAACGCCAGCCCCCAGGCCACCAACCTGCTCGGGATGGTCGGATGGGGCACCGCTGCCAGAACGAAGCACACGACGGCAGCGATGAGCATGATCAGCGACAAAATTCCACCGCCGAGGTTCATCTCACGTTTCCTTCCTCACGTCTCTTCCGCTTCAATCGCCGACCGCGCACCCGCACGCCCAACGCCCTCCCCGCCGCGTGCATGACCGCACGGCGGACGAACTGGCTCTGCGTCAACCCCGACTTCTGGGCCGCCTGCCGCACCAGTCCGGCGTCTCCCGCATCGAAGCGCGTGCAGATGACGGCGCCGAGGCGCATGGGCCCCTGGCCGGCCGCGACCGCTTGCCATTCGGAGAGGTCGGCGTCGTCCCCGAGGGGCAAGAGGTCGGGATCAGGGGTCATCATCCTTCCGCTCCGTCCCGCCGCACCAGCGTGAGATCCTTCATGCGGGCCGCCACACCACTCCACTGCCTTTGCAGGAGCGACAGTCGACCGCCGCGCCGTCCGCCAGCGCCGGGTCATAGAAGGCGGCCGGCCGCTCGCCGCGCCCCTCGCACACGGGGCAGACGTGGGGCGTCGGCGGGGGGTGGATCACCCACCCCTGCGTCACCGGCGGGACCCGGAACCACCCCCACGGCTGCGCCCCCTCTGCGTCCGTCGGTTCCGGGTCGGCGCCGACGGGCGTGCCGGCCGGTCGCTCAGTGGCCATCATCGTTCCGCTCACCCCTCCTTCGCTTTCCGCTCCGCATCGCGCAGTTCCCGCACCGCCTCGCGCAAGTCCTTGATGGCGCCGTTATCGGGCACCGTGGTGAGGCGGTCGTTGACGGCCAGTTTCTCGCGGGCCACGTCGCCGAGGATGCGGGCGCAGGTCGGGCTGACGGACACTTTCTCGCTCATCGCCTTCCCGCCTCCAGCAGTTGCAGACGGAGTGTTTCTGGATCGAGGCCGAACCACCACAGCGCCCTGAGGGTGGAGCCGTACTCCCCCGTCTCCATCCACCGTTGCGTCTCGAGCACCAAATCCTCTTCCCACCCGACGGCGTCCTCGTGCCTCGCCCGGCAGGGATGCGCGAGGGCGCCCGTCTCCACCCATCGGAGGGTGGGGCTGAACTTCCGGCCCAGCAGCGCCGACAGCAGCCGGTGGTACGGATCATGCGCGTCGTTCAGCCGGTCGACGGCGTCGCCCCCGGTGTAGCCGCACCACGCCGCCGTCTGCCGTTGCTGCTCGGCCTGGACGTCCGCCGGGGAGCGAGGGTCGTGGGTCACAGGAGGTCACGCCTCGGCTCGACGTAGAAGCGGCCCTGCTCGGCCCGCTGCACCGACCCGGACGACACCCAGATTTTCCACCAGTGGCCGGGCAGACCCGCCACCGAGTCGGCGTAGTAGGCCCCGCCGCTGCCGGTGTTGGTCACCGCCGGTTCGACCTGTTCGCCGGTCTCTTCCCGGATGAGGATCAGCTCGAGCGTCGGCGTGTTGGTCAGGGCGCCCGCGTAGTCCCGCACGGTGTTCGAGAAGCGGACGAGATTGCCCTGCAGATAGATCGGCACAGAAGTCGCCATACCTACGCCTCCACCAGTTCCATGCTGCCCAACTCGGTGTCTTGGGTAGTCATGCCGCCCAGCTCGACGTCTCCGAGGAGGAAGGAGGCCAGGGCGGCGTCGGTCAGGACGAAGGTGCCCCGGAAGTCGCTCTGCTCTCCCGCCGCACCCGTGACGGGCCGCAGCGTGCCGGCCGCTGCGCCGATGAACACCAGCGAGGCGACGCCCGCGCTCAGGACCGGCGGCGTCGTCCCGGCGATCCACCAGGCGACCACCTACGTGCAGAAGGCGCCCGGTGACTACGT